TGATGAAATGGATATCAGCAAGATTGCTCAGCGTGAATCGTATCTAACCACTTTTGGTTGGAATCCGACAGATACAACTGAGAGTTTGTTATGGAATGCTGATGTTTGCCCCACCATGTATAATGCTTTTGGTAATGATACCGATGGATATGAATATCATATGACTCCATTGTGTTACGCGACTATGCCTTTCAAATATTGGAAAGGAACTATTAAGTATCGATTTCAAATAGTAGCAAGTGCGTTTCACCGTGGTCGAATTAAGATAGTTTATGATCCGTCTTATTTTCTTTCCAATGAGTATAATACAAATTACACGAGAGTTATAGATTTGGCAGAAGAACGCGAATTTACTCTCGAAGTTGGGTGGGGTCAACCATATCCAATGTGCGAGACGCCTGAAATTGGGCTCACAACAAAGGGAGCCAATTATTGGAGTGAATCGCCCTTAACTGATGTTGATACGTCTGATTTTCTTTCACAAAGGTATAATGGTATGATTGGAGTTTATGTGGTTAACGAACTTACGTCTCCAAGTGCCGATGTTGAAGATATTCAGATTAATGTATGGGTTTCAGCTGGTGATGATTATTGTGTGTTTAATCCTCATTTTAGCGATTTTATGTCATCAGTTTCTTGGTTTCAGAAGCCTACTTCATACGTTAATCCTACAACCGTAGAAGAGGGCGAATTTGCTCCCCAAGCTGGAGAAGTCGAAACTACTGATACGAATGTTCCTGTTAGTATGGTCACTGATGAATCCGTAGCTAAAGTGAATGTTAGCAAGGACCATTTTTCAGATGTGTTTGTCGGTGATCCTGTAACTTCTTTGAGGCAGATTTTTAAACGATATGCCTATCATTCCACTATGGGTCAAATTGAGACTCAACCAAATGGATATGGTGTGAGAACATGGTTAAAACCTGTTTTTCCCAATTCACCTTGGTTTACTCCATCTTTTGGTTCTAGCAGTGTCATTTTCGACGCTGATACAGTTCCTGATTCGTTTACGTTTAGTTATGCCCGTATGACAATGTTGAATTACTTCTCACCTGCCTTCGTGTGTAGGCGTGGGGGAATACGTTATAAGATATTGCCTACTGGTATTTATAATGGAACTAATGGATCGAATTTTAAAGCAGCCACCACTTTGCATTGGGTAGAACGTGTTCCAACTATCCCCGATTTTCCTAATTCAAATATGTCCCAATATAGCATGGATTTGTGTACATATACTGCCATGCCACTTTATTCGACAGAATTGAATCAGAGGGAGGAGTTTGCTATGCGTACTTATTATTCTACTGATCCAGGTGCACATTTGGGGATTGTGGAAAGAAATCCTACGTTGGAAGTGGAATTTCCATTTCAGAATAATCGTCGCTTCGAAACTGCAAGATCATTGGATTATAAGACAGATATTGGCAAATTGAATAATCATTATTTTACGTATTCTATTCAGAACGACGTTAATGAAAATACTCAACCATTCTCTGTTAACCTTTATGTTGCAGCAGCTGAAGATTTTACATTGGGCTT